GCTGACAACTGAGTGGCTGTCACTCAGTCTGGCAACTATCGTGAACCGTTTCAGCGAGTCGGACATCAAGAGCGCGGTAGCCTTTTTTAATATCGTATTGTGTTCCTCCAGGCGGCGAACCTGCTTTTCCAGTTCGCGGATACGTTGCTGGTCTGGAGTAATAGGTGTGGCAGAGGGCGCAATCCCCTGACGCTCTCGCCTGAGCTGGCGCACCCAACTCTCAAGCGTGGTAGAACCGACATTCATCGCTTCACTGGCTTGTCGATATGAGTAGCCCTTATCAACAATTAGCTGTGCACATTCCAGCCTGAATTCAGGGGTGAAAGTACGTTTGGTTTTCTTGTTCATTAAGTCACCTGTTTTGTGTTGTGGTGAGGATATCACCTTTAATCAGGTGGCCAAATTTACTGTGCCACTACAAGAATGGTGTAGCCCGCCGCCTGCCGCCAGTTCAGTAACAGCGCCGTCATCATGATCCCCGCGGCCAGCGTGGACTTACTGTTTTTCTTGGGGATAAGGATAAAAACTTCCTTGATATGGCGTACACCGGTCTGCGCATCATAGGAGCCAAACAGGGCCGCCACCAGGTCAAACACCCACTGTGCGCAGGACTCCCCGAACGTCGGGCTACCCGGTGCATCCACAATCCGCAGTTGTTTAAAAATCGCCAGTGCATGTGCAGCCTGGTCCGGATAAATCGGAGCCGGAATAATCGACAGTCCCTTTTTCAGGCGCTCTGCCCAGTCCGGACATGCCGTGCTCCATACAGGTATCATCCGCTTTCCTCATTCTGGTTATTCACCACCAGTCGGGGAGATGGTGGCACCGAAAAACGGTTAGCCGCTTTTTTCGCGGCATCACCTTTTGCCGATTTTTTACCGGCATCGCCTTTTTTATGGTGTGTGAACTGCGCCAGTCGCCAGGCCGCATCCAGTGCCAGTTTCGGGTCAATTATCAGGTTTTCCACCAGGATCTGCCCCATAGCTTTCACCGGATCGGGAAGACCATCCTCCATATATTCAATACCATGAGATATCACCGCGGGCGGAGGCATCTCCGGATTTGTTTCGTCCGGCTGTGGTATTGCAGCCACCTCACGGCGACGGGGTTTATCCTCCTGCTCTGATTTTTTCTGCCGGTAAACAGGAACCTCATCCACCTCCACCGTTTCGCACTGTTTACGGGCTATAAACGCGAGCACCTCCGGATCTTTTGCCAGCTGCGAGCCTTTAATCCTGGCGGTCTTCGCCGAATAACCGGCGGCAAGGGCTGACGCTGTTTTGTTTTTCCCGGACATGAGCGCCAGCGCAAATTTTCGTTTTTGCGTTGTCAGCACAGCCTCCTCCCGGGTCCATAACGCACTCAGCCGGGTATGGTTCAGCCCATTTTTCCCGGCGTCTCATGCCGCAAATGTTAACTGCTGCCTGGTTAACATTTGCTGAAAAAGCCAGTTAACATTTTTTTCGCACAACAAACTGAATAATAAAGATAAAAACCGAAAAAATGCCCGGGCAGCCAGTTAACATGTTAACTGGCCTGAAACAGGAATTTTTTCTCTGCATGAGACGGGGGGCGGTGTCCGGGGCGATCGTTTTTTTCGCCGGATGATCCCCCCCCCGGGGCGGGTCACAGTCCGATGATATCGTCTGCCCTGCCATGACCTCCGGCAGCGTCGGGTCCGGCATACCACTCGCCGTTTCACTGACTGACTTCTGGCGATGGCATTCGGTACAGAGCGTCCAGAGATTCGTCTCCTCATTACCACCACCGAACTGAAGTGCAATGCGGTGATCGAGTTCACTGTCACAAAGGTCAACCACACGCCCACAGAGACAGCACTGTCCGGCATCCCTCAGCCAGATACGACGCTTGAGGGAAACCCGGGCACTGCCACTGACCCGACGCTGTTCACCCTTCAGGACATTCACCCGCCGGGTATTCAGAGTTTTGATTCTGCCCGGTAACGTACGAAGCACGGCCATGTAAAATCCTCGCCATATAGCTTGTCACCAGAGGAAAGAAAATGTCACCGAAAAACCGGACCCGCAGAACAACAACCCGCAACATCCGATTTCCAAACCAGATGATTGAACAAATTAACATCGCTCTTGACCAGAAAGGTTCAGGTAATTTTTCAGCGTGGGTTATTGAAGCCTGCAGAAGAAGATTAATTAATGAAAAATATTCTCAATTTGTACCCAACAAAGACAAACACGACCAGAGCACCTGTTCAGACAGGTTTACTTAAACGACTTATATATGACACAAAAAGCGACCACTAAAGTCGCTTTTTCTTATGGTAACAGGCAATAACTCTCTCAGATATTTTTTAGCATTTTTTTGACCGCGCGTTTCCGGACGTATTCTGTTCTCCTGTCCCTTTATATCGTCGGAATACCCGCCGCTCTTCAAATCCCATTCCCAACTCAGAATGTAGTCTGTTGACCGCTTGTTTTATTTCTGTCAGGTTCATCGGTGAAACCGGAGTCCGGCGCGCCTTACGCAAACACTCTGCTCGTTTCTGTGCCGCCACTTTTCTTTTCTGGTCATCACTTAGCTGTACCATCACTTTTGCCCATCGTTCAGCTGCTCTCCGGTACAGTCCTTTTTTCTCCAGACATTCTGCCAGGTGATCATGTAGCATAAGTGACCTCCGATTATCTACAGACTGCCATCCTGAATTTACCTTCCCTTAATGAAATAACAATAAAAAACAAACCACGCAAAAACAATAAAATAACACACAAAAAAAACTAAATAATAAACAAAAATAATCACCTTATTTTATTATTTTTTGAGGGGGCAATTACTGAACAAAAAACGCTGACTATATACTCAAAACCAAACAACTATTCTGCCAATCAGGTATCATGGCAACACACGGAATTACCGTGTTTTTGCCTTCTCTGCCCATACAATACGGGCATATACTTCATACTCTATTGTAATATTTCTATCCATGCGCCCCACTCCATTTACCTGTAAATAATATTCAAAATATTTATCACAGAAATCGTTTTTGGCCATGAACTGAGCACACTATAAAGTCCGGAACTGACTCTTTGTTAAATTACCTTAATGTTACCAGTAACACCTTCATAACAAAACATCACGGTATACACTGGGTACGGATATATTCCTGTGCTCCTTCCAGTTGCTTCTGCATTGCCATCAGCCGTTCTCTGAGGATGAAATAATCCCGTTCAGCGGCTTCTGCCAGTCGGGGACCGGTTGCATTACCCACGCCGGAGGTGATGGGGGCTTTACGCAAGGAGCCTGGACAGTTGGCGTTGATGCGCAGGCGCTTACGACCAGCGGCAACATCAGCACGCAGAGTTTCATTTTCAGCTCTCGCATCGGCTAATTCCCTCGAGTATCTGGCATCAAGTGCAGCGACATCACGCTGGCGTACCTGCATATCAGTAATTGTCACGTTCGCCAGCTTCAGCTCACTGGCTTTTTTATCGCGTTGCGCTTTGTAGGTAATGGCGTTATCGCGGTAATGATTAACAGCCCATGACAGGCAGGCGATAATGCAGATAACCAGAGCGGAGATAATAACGGTTACCCTGCTCATTGTTGCCCCCACAAACAGACTTCACGCTCAATCTCGCGGCGAGTCATCAGCCCTTTCCATTGCTTACCGCCAGCGTATGTCCAGCGCCGTAGCTGATCACATGCGCCTTTGATATCGCCCTGGTTTACTTTTGCGAAGAAGCGTCGATGTTCTGAAATTGCCAGCGCCACGTTGTAAACGAACGAGTAAAGAGCGCCGCGCGTTGTTTCCGGTATATCGACTTTGATGTACGGGTTAATTTGTCTGGCGACCGTGGCAAGGTCTTTATTCAGGAGGGCTTTGCATTCTGCTTCGGTATACGTTTTACCGGGCATGATGTCTTTTCCGGTGTGTCCGTGACATACAGTCCATACGCCAACGATATCTTTGTATGGTATGTAGCTGACACCTTCCAGACCATCGTTACCACCTGGACCAGTGATGAGCACAGACGCTATGGCAACAGCCCCACCACCAATAGCAGCTGCAACAGCCTTGCGTAATGACGGCGACATTATTCACCTCTCGCAGCCTTACGCTTATCTTCTTTAATCTTGAAATAAAGATTTGTCAGATACGTCAGCAGGCCAAACAGCAGACTTCCCAGCACACCTATTGCCACCCACTGGGACGGAGAGACTTTGTCCAGCAGCTGCAGTAACCAGTATCCCGTCCCCACCGCTGACGTGGTGTATGACACACCTGTTGTGATTTTTTCCATCTGATGTATGTCTCCGTCACCGCCGACAGAAAATGAAAGTAAAGAAAAACAAAAAAGCCGCCAGTGTCACCCACTGACGGCCAACGCCGGGAGCCGTGATTATGGCATTCAGGCTCTGCTAAAAATGCCAGATAACATTCCGGCCTCCCCTGATTCAGGTTATAAATGACACAATATCTTGACAACATCCGTCACTGTCTGTCAGAAAATGTACTGCCATATAGAAGCAACATGTGAAGTACATCTATCCTTTTGAGCCAGCACCTCTCCACCGAAAGTCAGTGCTGGCTGTTTTTTCCTTAATAAAGCATCTGTAACTGAAACAATCCGCATATTGATAATATATTGACAGGCATCATTGCTGTCTGTGAAAAATAAGTCTCTACAAACATATAAGGCCTTTTAGCCAGCGTCTTCTTTCAGGTCAGTCGCTGGCTTTTTTTATTATGCTGCCGGTGCATTTATCTCCAGCACCAGACTTTCTATCTCAACGCCATACGCTGCATTTTTTGTAACATCCGTCAGCGTCAGCGCATTCAGTCCCAGTGTCAGACTGTCTTTTATAACCTGGAATGCCGGGCCAGCCACTCCATTCAGTTTCGGAGTAACCGTGGCACTGCCGGCGGTGAACACCAGCTCCAGCGCCTGCCAGTCGTTACTGTAGTTCCCGAATTCCCCCAGCTTCGTGTTTCCTGACTTCCTGTGGTGCATCAGATTCAGTTTGCCGTCGGTGGTCTGCGTAAAGTACGACATCAGGAACGGATCACCAGTCCCCGTTATCGTCACACCATCAGGAACAGGAGCGTCTGTGTACAGATAAAGCCCCAGTCCAAACTGGTTGTTTGTCAGAGCACCAGTCAGACGGAACTTACAGGTCAGCTTCCCTCCCCGGCTCAGCAGTGAGGATGCATTCTTCACCGGATGCGATAGTATCCAGCTTTTACCGCTCTCTTTGACAATTCTCAGTACGCCATCCGATAACTGAACGCTGCCCCCGGTAATACTCCACCCCTGAGAAGCAACATCGCCGGCGGAGGCCAGAAGCGATATCGATTCCAGGGATGAGTCATCCGGCGACGTAGAGCCACCTGCTGATGGTGTGTTCTCCGGTTTTACACCGGCAATAAATGCCTGTGAGCGCCCTGCCTGCGACAGGATAGCCGAGGCCATTCTGTCTGCAATAATCCCACGCCGTGCCCAGGCACTGAAATGGCTCGCACGGTCTGCTGACGTCCAGTTGGCCGATGTCCGGGATGCCGCCCCGTAATAACCGGCAGCCACGATATCCGGATCTTCCGTCGGCTCATTCGTGGGCGTGTTTTCACCACTGCCACCTGTCATAAAAGGAACAAAGAAAATATTCTGTGCTTCCTTTCCTTTATAAGCGCCATACACCGCCTCATATTGTGTGGCGTACTTCTGTTTCCAGATGTATGTGGTGTCACCACAAATCCACGGCACTTTTTGAGCGCTTCCACCATGACACTGCGCCGCCATACCGGCAAGGTCGCTACGGAACTGCTGCACCATCGACTGGAATGCTGCAGGCTGCTGAGCATAGCCAGCGTTTGTCATATCGAATTCACCCTGCATCCAGCATACCGCCAGCAGAACATTTTCAGGATTCTTCGCCAGTGCCGCTTTTGTACGCAGTATCAGATCCTGATATAACGGCTTACCCACTCCCCAGCGCGCAGAGTTCTGGCTGGCCCCCGTAGCTTCACTGAATGTACCATCCGCCCCTGCTGTAAATGCTGAACCGCCACGGGAGCAGGGAACCAGCAGAATCCCGGCATTTTTTGGGATATACGGCAGCAGACGTTTGGCGATATGTAAGCCCTGTCCGACACACCCATACTGACCTTTGCTTAAATCTGCTTCAGGGTGACTGAACACACTCATATCCTGCACATCATGCAGACAATGATCTGCCGGGATCACATCGTTAAATACACATGCCTCTCCGCCAGGCGTCACCGTACTGCGACGTGCCAACTGCTTAATACGCGGATCAGGCGCATCATATGAATCAGGAAGAGGAATACCCTCACCATAAGACATGGCATTGGACTGTCCGGCCAGCACGACCACGTAGTACCACTCCGGCTCAGTTGTGCCACTGACCACCACATCACCTTCTGCTGCAATCGCCTGCATCAGGGTATAAGGAGTTATGGCCACAGGGCTACCAAACGGCTGCCAGCCTTCTTTCAGTTTTTGCGTGAGCTTGTCCGCCAGATCTGATGGCGATGCTGCCCGCACAATATCGTAACGATTAATCGACATCGAATTTCTCCCATGCACAGGAATAGAGTAAAAAAGGCCGAAACAGAAGAAAATCACAGGATGAGCATCTGCCAGTGGCAGATCGTAAAAAAAGGCCGCGCCATGCGCAGCCAAAACTCACAAGGAAAATGATAAGTAGAATCACAACTTTGATATATGCATGGTCCGGTGGCCGCCCCGGTGAATTCAGTATCAGCACCTGAATCCGCGCCCCCCAGTATTCCAGCCTGCTGATAACCTCTTACACATGGGATTCGCTATACGGCAGTATTTCTAATAAACAGTAAGTAAAAAAATCAAGCATTATTCAGACTGTTTCTTTTCATCACCGACCACCGTAATGTCACAATCCCACGCTTCATCACACCATCAGCCAGTACCGACATCAGACGCCCGGTGAAATCCACTGCCACCACCAGAAACAACATGATGACAGTCAGCCCAAAGCGTGCACTTTCCACAGGTACTGCCCCAGCGGTAACTGCAGAGCCTGCGCCAGTGGGTAACCAGCCTACGGATAAAGTCACACTGACTATCCCGTAACCCCGTCCCTGAAAAGCTTTATGGTTGATATGCACCGAACGTGGCGCAGATATGAAAAAAGCCCGCCGAAGCGAGACTGATAATAAATCTGGAGCGGGTAGCGGGAATCGAACCCGCATCATCAGCCTGGAAGGCTGAGGTAATAGCCATTATATGATACCCGCATATGGTGCCGACTACCGGAATCGAACTGGCGACCTGATGATTACAAGTCAGTTGCTCTACCATTGGAGCTAAACCAGCATGTTTGGCGGGACAGCGTGGACTCGAACCACGATAAGAAGGTTAACAGCCTTCCGTAATGACCTTTATACGACTGACCCAAATAAAAAAAGCCACCGTTGCAACTTAAGAGTCACTAACGGCAGCTTACCTTCTAATTATGGCCAAATGGATAATTGCATGTCAAGACTTTTAACAGCAATGTGTTTAACTTTCTCAACACGTTTACGCATTTTGAAAGCATTTTGCATTGGTTGGTACAAAACAAATAATGATGCTTTCAGGATGTCGTCAATTTCATTTCTACAGGTTGCCAGTGAAGGTTTTCTCCATCCCTCGCCACCACGTCCACACATCTTGCGTGGCTTTGCAGTCGCGTGATAGTAGGATGCAATTGCTCGCTTAGATGAACCATGAGCGTAGTAGCTGAGGAGGATGCCAAAGGCTTTCTTGTCAATGCACATGACGGAATCGACGACCTGAGAAATCAACATTCCATCATCATCATTGCACATTGGCCTTGTCATAATTCTTCCCGGCTCTACGCTCTCCATGAACTTCGCTATTACGCTGCTCATGCGCTTTTCCAGACGACCTGAATAAACCCATGCGCCCCACAGTTCAAGCCAGCCATTCAGCCAATCGTGCTGTTCTTTGGTGAGGTTTAGTTCTCTTATACCCATGCGACTTCTCCCTGTACCTGAATCAATGTGAGGTTTCCGCAGAACACTGCGCCAGTATCGATATACATCTGGTTGGCAAATTTGAGTGGTTTCACTGCTGGCGTATGACCAAGGATGAACGTGTCCGCGCCTTTGATTTCTTTCACGATCCCGTCTTGTGAGTTGCTGATTCGTTCGCGATTCCAGATTACCTGCTGATTATCAACTGGCTTTCCAAACTCGTATTCGTCACAAGGATAATCGGCGTGACAGATGACATATTTTTTATCTTTGCTCACCAGTTCGATGATTAATGGAAGTTCATCTGCTTTATAAGCAAGTGCTTTAACCAGAATTTCTTGGTCGTAATCGAGATTAAAGAACCAGCCGCCGCCATTAAGCAGCCAGTGATTGACGTTTCCACGCTCTGACAAGCCATCAATCATCATTTGCTCATGGTTTCCACGTACAGCTCTGAACCAGGGGAATGTGATTAATTCCAGGCATTCGACGTTCTCTGTACCGCGATCAACCAAATCACCCACCGAGATAAGCAGGTCTTTTTTGTGTCGA